TTCATCAGCAGCGACCCAAGTTTCGTGGTCTTTGGGTGGTATCGGAGCAATTACAACGGTTGGCGGTTCGGAGAAAAATCCGACAGGGGTGCCCATCATGAAAGCCTTATCAGTGCGCCGGTGCTGGTGTTGGGGGGAAACTCGACTACAAAAGTCGCTGTCGAAGTCTTATCTGAACCAAAATCAAGCACACAAATTGCAGGGTTACCTGTTGTTTCCCGATAGATCAGAGCACCCCGAGCAGTGAAAGCACCACTCCAAGAAGCATCAGAAAAGTCAATATAAGCAATGCCTGTGGAACTATCAATAGCAAGTGAAGGAGTGATGGCTTCTCCACCCGCCGTATACCCCGTAGCCACAACCTCGCCAGTTGACGTGTAAGCCGTTGTGGTTTGATCCAGCGTGGTATTGTTGGTGTACAACGCTATCTTAAAAGTCTGTGTAGTCGTTGCAGAGAAATCAAAATCTCCCTCAAACAATTGCTGCTTGAAGGAGTTGCATGTGTAGTTTCCAGTAAAGGCCATTAGTTCACCGACATCCTGACCTGACCAGACCTGTAAGCATCGCGACGGTCCATACCGTCACCAAGACGCTTAGCAAGAATCATGGCTTCTTCGTATCGCTTAGAGTAGTTACCAATTACGTCGGCCTCACCCTTCATGAAGGTGTAGCCCTCAAGCAGCGCACCATACAGCACAGCCATATCAAAGTTGTCGCACAACCAAGTCGTGCCAGACACAGCCACCGTAATCGACTGCGGGTAGTAAAAGTAATGTAGCTCTACAGCGTAATTTGAAGCGGGTGTAGGCCCAAGAATCAACGTATTTTCGTCAAAAAGCGCGTAATACTTAGGAATCCCAGTCGTTGTCGGGCCTGGATAAGCTGCGCGTATATAGCTCACATCTTTGTTCAACAGGTACTCATATTCACTAGTTGTTGGGTTAGTAACCGCTAGTTCGTATACAGCCAGAAAATCATCCGGCATCGCCAAATACTTATTGCTACCCGTCATCGACCCAGTCTGGTTCTTCCTAAACTGCGGAAACTGCACCGAGTTGTAGATGCGCTTTTCAGCTTGCGTAATGAATGTGTCGATCTGCTGCTTAGCAGTCAACGTCGATGTACCCGACCCTGTCGAAGAAACGCCAGTAAACGACGGAAAGTCGTTCTCCAGATAACCTTGAATCGTCGAAAAAAGGGTCGAGTAGTTCATCAGCCCATCTTCTTAGAAGCACCCGTGCCCTTCGTAGCGCAGCCGGTTCCCCGGATCTTTACCGTTTGGGTATTGGGTACGTTGTTGGGATAGCCGTTGTTTGTGTTTTTGACAGGCACCGGCGTTGGCATTTTGCTGTGTTTCATTTTGCCCCCATCTTGTACTTAAACGAAGGTGATTTCTGGTTAGCAATCTTAGCCATGTTCCGGCCCAAGGTCTTCATTTCGGCGTTAGTTTTACCGCCCTTACGAAGCTTGGTTAGCGGGGCACCTTTGTGCTTGGCTTTCTCATGCTTGTGTACTGCACCAGCAATCATTTTCTTGTCTTGAGCTAAGTCTTTCTTGTCCATCGTAGGCTCCTATGTGACATTTACAGTAACAGTGCCTAGCGTGACGCCCAGCACAAGATTGTTTGGCGTTAACCCCGTATCGTAAGCTCTCGCCCCTCCTACAGGTGCCCATCCCCACTGAACGATTCTACTCCCTCCAGAAGGATCTCCGCTACCTAGTTGCGTTGTCGTGGTGTTGATCTGCAACCCATTTAAACCTGCAACACGGTACGTTGTATCAGGGCGAGGATTCCGCAATGCCTGTGGGTCGTCCACAGGATACATACCAAGCTGCAACTGCGGTTGATCGGGTTCCCAGCACGTAGGACAGACTAAGATGTTAACGTTCTTAGTCTTAATAACAATCTCTCGTAGCTCTTTCAGTTTGTAGCGAAAGCCGCACCTATCGCACTGCGATATAGCCCACTTACCTGATGCAAACCGATTAGGCATTTCAGTAGAACAACTGTCGTGGAGCGATCCGCAGAGGCGCTTTCTCGCGGTCTTCGTCTAGTGCAAGCTGTAACTGCTCATCATAGATCTGCTTTAATACAGGCATACGTTGAGCAGCTTCTGGGATCTTCATGGAGATGTAGTACGCCAACCCAGCAGCCAAGCAGTTAATAAACCTAAACGGCACATCTTGAATGTTGGCCCCGCCACCAGCGTCCTGCATACGGCGCAGTCTCCAGTACACAAAGGTGTAGTAGTTATCTTGATCCGGTGCAGGCCAGACGTTAATCGTAGGGTACGCAATCCCAGTAGGTGTTAGTACCCCTGACTGTCTATTGATCCAAACCTGAATGGGTCTGCCTTGGGCGTTCTTGTTTGGTATCGTGGCATAGGTATCGACTGAAATGCGACTGATATTGATGTCAGTCTGCGGGATTCCAGTCTGCGTGCGGATAACCTGTTCAATAAGATCTACCGTGTCTACTGGTAAGTTGTAGACAATCGTGCCCGTGGTCATGGCAATTTGGCCTTGCTCAATTGTCCACAGGTTAATCCCTCGGTTAGCCCACTCAGTAAACATCAAATTCATAGAACGACGAGCTGTACGGTGCTCGTACCCAGTACGCACCTCAATTCCGCACCGCTCAAATGCCTCTTCAATAATCTCGTTTAGATCGAGATTAAAGACTGTCGTGCCTGAAGTTGTTGTCACTTCATCCCTCGGAGCGTTTTAGCAAGCCTAGCTCTTTGCCCAAGTTTGCCCGGAGCCTTAGTAGCTTTATCAAGCATCTTCGCAGGAATCGGTTTTTTACCTTTAATACCAAGCTGTTCACGAAGTGCTCCCGGTTTTTTAATTGCGGCTTGAATAAACTTACCGCTCTTAAATCCTTCTACACCACGACCTTTGAGAATGTCCGCTTTGGTCACATCCCCATCGCCTGTTAAATCAGGAAACTTTTTAGCCATTATCTGTACCTCGCGGTTTTAGCAGCAATGCCTTTTGGTTGCTTGACGAATTGCTTTCCCGAGCGTTTTCCAGCGCGTTTAGCTCTTGTTGTCGCAGCGTACTCAGCAGGTGTAAGAGCATTGATTGCCGCCTCTGGGAGATACCGCTCGCCAGTTGCTTTTGAACCCTGTGTGCTAGGTTTGCCACTCTTGGTCCTCCACTTCTGATCAGTCCAATTCTTCAGACTTTGCTGCGGTGCTTTCAATCTCTATAACCCCCGCCCCTTTGCTTGTACTTCATAGCAAGCATCTGAGCTTTACGGGCGGACCACTGCCCCGGCGATCCACCTTTGCCACCAGCTTTTATGCTGTTGAACAATGCTTTACGCATCCCCGGCTTGGTGTAATTGCCAGCTTCATTCACACGGGACTCGCCACCTTTAGAAAACGCCGTGAAATCGGTGTCATCCCGCCTAGCTTTGGTAACCGGCTTGGGCATCTTGGAGGCGCGAATCGCCCCCATCCCGCGTGAGGCCATCATGTCAGCAGCTCTTTGCTTTCCCGCCTTTGCGGTAAGCCATCCCACCACCAGCCATCTTGTTACCGGCCATGACAACCATCTTGCCTTTGGTCTTGCCTTTCATAGCAACACCATCACGGCTAGGAGCTGCGGTTTTAACTGCGCCCATCTTGCTTGCGGCCATACCGCCCATGTTCATCTTTTTCATCGTAAATTCCTTTCCAACGGATTGAGGGACATCAACTTTCTTTGCGAACTTCGGATTGTTCGCTACTGCCTGCATGAACCTTCTCTGCTTCTCGCTGACTGCTGGCATCACTATCCTTTTTTAGCGAGGGCATCAATCTTTGCTTCAAGCCTTTCAAAGCCTGTATCAAAGCGTTCCATAATCTTTTCAAGGTCTGCACGAACCTCTGCACGAGTGATGTGATCACGAGCGATTTCCTCCCTCGTTTTGTTTAATAGGATCTGGATGCGCTGTTGCTCATCGTGTGAGTTCTTAAGCATGAACATCACCAGAGCTACCAAAATAGACGTAATTAGATTCCAAAGAATAATCGGGTCCATTTAGCACTTCCACGCCCTTAGAGACTTGTTAATACGACTGTTTGGGTCATTAGCAGTCTTGGCACTTGTAAGCTTCTTCTTCATGCCTTCCATCCTGGCGCAGAATGACTTTTTACGAGGCCCGCCCTCTGGCTGAGGTGCTTTTAACCCAGGCTTACCCGGATTGGCTGCGTTATAAGAAGCTCTACCCTTGGCGTTCAAGCCACCTTTTGGGTTTTTACCTTCTTTGCGCTGCCATGCCGGGGTCTTAGCCATAGAAGATCACCATCGACGTAGTGTTCGTAACAGTGCCATGCAACCCAACAGAAGCCAAAATACCTTCGCCGGGGAGTGGGATGATGGTGTATCCAGCATTGGCTTTTGCCGCTGTATTAACTGTTAACAAAACTGGACCCGTTGCGCTTCCATCACGAATAACGACAGACCCAGCATCAGTGCCATTTACTGCATAGATCGTTTTGATCCTTGCGCGAGGAACCGCCAAACTGTTCTGGTTTAAAAAATCACCAGTCGAGGTTAGCGGTTGGGTCGCAAAGACATCATATTGCATCGTCGCCATTCTGCTGCTCCGGTTTTTCTTGCTCCATCTTCTGAAGCAAGTAATCGACCATATCTATTGCACCGTTAGCTTGCTGGAGCATCTCAAACAAGTTTTGCCGTTTGGCTATGGCTTGTTGTCTGATTTCCAGCAAGTCTTCTTTACTCAGACTCATGTGGTGTAAGTCGAAGCAGGCATAGCGAGCACGTAGTACGTGGTTGAACCGACTTTAATCTTCAACGCACGTAAATTAGCCCCGCCAAGTGCAGTGCCCGTTGCGGTTGCAGCAAATGTTGCACCGGGAGTGGCGATTGCATCACCAGCGCCAGCCGTCAACCCCGCTAACGTCATAATGAACCCATTATCATCAAACGTCGTTGCTGCCGCGCCATTGACCGAAGCATAGATCAACGAAGTCGATGTACCCGTTGAGCCTGAGCCACCCATGTTGAGTTCGATCTCAATTGGGGCATACGTTCCAGAAGAAGTACCAGCGGACAAAGTCATCTCAGCGACAAACGCCGAACCAAGACCGGTCGTGCGACCTGAAGCGCCGTAAGTAACTTCAGCTTTAAGTGCGTTTGAAAATGATCCCAACGCTACGTTGGTAGACATCGAAAATTTAGAACGGCCACCGTCTGCGCCTGCGCCAGACATCGTGGTGTCAACGACCAAAGGCTGATAAGTGCCGCTGGTTGCAGTGTTTGTGGTGGTGATGGTATTACCGGATTCAGTAATAGCAAGGGTGCCGATGAAGCTGCCCTCAAAGCCGTTATCCGACTTTACTGGCCCGGAGAAGGTTGTACGTGCCATGTAATCCTCACATGCGATATCGGTGTATTAGTCTGCATGTCGTCAGCCGGGACTGTCTAATACACCGGGCTAACCCCGGAATATCAGTGTTTTATCAGGTTGTGATGGGTGTGTCAATAGAACAGAAACTAGACTTAGATACAGGTAACGCCCCCCTAAAGTTTAATAAAACAAAAAACCCCGCCGAAGCGGGGTTCTCTGCGCTAAGTGCTTGATTTATATCAAGCGCCAGGGCTTCCAAACATTCCGAGCGGATCGGACCAGCCAAACGAATAGCGCTCGCGGCTCTTATAACGAACGTTTCCGGTGTCGAAGTCCCCGTCCATTCCCTGTGTCAAAGGTGCGCGGACAAAGTGTTTCATACCGTTGGGTACGTCAGTTGTAAGGAACCAAGCGTCGGTATCCGTCAAGAAGTGGTTAATGGCATAACCCTCGGGGATTGAGCCATTGTTCTTCAAGGCGTTGATCGTGTTGTCTGCCGTGTCAACGCGCAGTTCCGTTTCCAGAATACGAGTTGCAACGAACTGCAATGCAGACGGGATGATCAGCTTCTTCGGCTTAGCTGCAATCAACAGACCACGTTCGTCAGTCCAAGCTGCAATCTGAATAACCGCTGCTTCCAACGATGTTTCAGAAAGGTCAGCCGCAACTGCTGGCGTGTTGCTGTTGGTGCCACCAGAGATCAAAGGATGTGCTGTAGAAAACAGAGCAACTCCGTCACCGCCCGTGTAGGCAGTATTGAAGCCGTTGTTCAGAACCGCAGCAGCTTTGGTCTGCTTGGTATATGCCATAGCGCGAGCCAAGGCTTTGGTGTAGCGATTAGCCAGACTGTCGTATAGGTTGTCCTCGATAGCCTCTTCGGTCAGCGAGAATCCCAGAGCGATAGTCTCATGGACGTAACGAGCAGTCCAAGCTTCTTGCGCGTTATCGTAGGCCATCGCGCTGCCTTCGTTCTTCACCGGAGCGGCGGAGAAGCCAGACAGTTTGGTTTCCTCTTCAAACGAACGCTCGGAAGTCTCGGTCTCGTAGACTTCCTTGTGCTCT